TTAGATAATGAAAACAGAAATCTTTATTGAAGGTCAGCCTTTGGACTTAATGGATAACTTACCTACAGAGTTCACCTATGCTATTGATGACATACAAGACTTTGGCAGCAAGAACACATCATTTAGTAAGACTTTAAATATAGCAGGTTCAGCTAACAACAATCAAATCTTTGGTTTTGTTTTTGATTTAGGTAATGCTAATTTAACCAATGATGCAACACCTAACGTAGGCTATAACTTTAACGCTACTAAGGCTGCACAATGTAGAATCTTCGTGGATGGTATACAGGTGTTTAAAGGCATTCTAAGGCTATTAGAAATGGTTAGAACAGGCGAGGTAATAGAATATCAATGTTCTGTATTTGGTGAACTTGGTGGCTTTATAACTGCCCTTGCAAATAAGAAATTAGAAGAACTTGATTTCTCTGCATATGATAAGGCTTGGTCATATACTAACATTACTAATAGTTGGAATACTATTGCAGGTAGCAATGTTTACTTTCCTTTGGTAGATACAGGGCAGGTTAGCACTGATAAAATTAGCTTTGACTTCAAAGCGTTTAAACCTGCTTTGTTTGTCAGAGAGTATTTAGAAAAGATTATTACTGCATCTGGCTATACTTGGGATTTTCCATTGCTGACAACTGCTTTAATGAATAGGCTTGTTATACCTAACAATCAATCTGTAGTAACCAAGCTATCAAATAATATAGGAGATTATAGACCAACAAATGGAACTTATAATTCTATTACACGAGTTCCATTAACAACTATTTTAGCAGGTAACTTTACAAAAACAGGTGGAGATACTTTAGAATATACAGCAGCAGGAAGCATAGTAACTAATATTAAATGGCAGGTAGGTGGAACTTTTAATACAACTACTTCTGTGCCTGTTACAGTAGATGTAACACTATGGAAGAATGCAACAATTTTAAGTAACAAAAGTTTTAATGTTACAAGCAATCCACAAAGTTTTATAGTTAATGTTAATCTAAGCAATATAACAATCTCTAATGGAGATGATATATACATTGGTATATCTACTAATGTTACTCAAATAAGAATTAGCACAGGTGCTTTATTATTTACAACAGAAGCATCTACCAGAGTGCCTATAGGATACAACGAAACATTAATTATAAACGATACTTTACCACTTGGTATATTTCAAAGGGATTTCTTTTTGTCTATTTGCAAAATGTTTAACCTCTATGTTTACGAGGACCAATGGGATAGTAAAAAGATAATTATTAAACCTTACATAGACTTCTATGATGGTAGCTTTATTGATTGGTCTAATAAGATAGATAGAAGTAAACCTATTGGTATTAAACCAATGTCAGAAATCAATGCAAGGTATTTTGCGTTTAAGTTTAAATCAGATAATGACTTCTACAACGATAACTATAAAAAGAAGTTTAATGAAGGCTATGCAGATAGGCTTTATGATACTGAATTTGATTTTGTTAAAGATACAGATAGTACTGAAGTAATATTCGCATCAAGTCCTTTGTATCAAAAAACAGGAACAGATAAGATATATCCTGCTATCTATAAACTATCTGATAATAATACAAAAGAAGATAGGATGGACTTTGTGATTAGGATTTTACAGGCTAAGAAAATAACAGGCAGAACATCTTGGACAATAACTAATGGTGCATCTTTAGGTAGTCAAACAACATACGGATATGCAGGACATTTAGATGACCCATTTACTCCTACTAATGACATAAACTTTGGCGCACCAAAAGAATTATATTTCTCTGCATCTACATATCCAACTACTAACCTATTCAATGCCTACTATTCAGATTATATGGCAGAGATAACAGATAAGGATAGTAAGCTATTAAAGTGTGAAGCATTGCTAAACATAGCAGACATACAAAACCTTGACTTCTCAAAGTTAATAATGATTGACAATCAACTATTCAGACTTAACAAGATTGATGGTTACAGCATTATAGATTATAAGACAAGCAAGGTAGAATTATTAAAAGTTATAACTAAAGTATTCTAAAATGGCAGAACAATTAAATTTAAGTATAAATGTTAGCGGTAATGTTGAAGAATCTTTAGGTTCAATAAAGAAACAATTACGAGAAGCACAGAATGAGGTTACTGCATTATCTGATAAATTTGGTGCTACATCTAAGGAAGCAGTAAACGCAGCAAAGAGAGCAGGAGAATTAAGGGATAGGATAGGAGATGCCAGAGCATTGACAGAAGCATTTAATCCAGATGCTAAATTTAAAGCATTGTCAGCATCATTGTCTGGTGTTGCAGGTGGATTTGCAGCAGTGCAAGGTGCTATAGGTTTATTTGGTGGAGAAAGCAAAGAACTTGAAAAGCAATTACTTAAGGTACAATCTGCAATGGCTTTATCACAAGGGTTGCAAAGTGTTGGAGAGAGTATAGATAGTTTTAAAAACTTAGGAACAGTAATAAAGAATAGCACAGTATTTTTAAAGGCTAATGAAATAGCTACTAAAGGTGCTGCATTAGCTACCAGATTATTTGGTGGTGCTGTTGATACTACTGCTGTATCTTTTAAGGTTCTTAAAGGTGTTATAGCTGCTACAGGAATAGGTTTGTTAGTTGTAGCTATTGGGTTCTTAGTTGAAAAGCTAATGACTATGGGCAAATCTTCTAAAGAAGCTGCTGATAGACAAAAAGAATTAAATAAAGAATTAGCCAATACAACTAAAGAAGTTGTTAAACAATCTGAAAAGTTTATTGAATCAGATACTAAATTAAAAATAGCAAGGGCAAAATTAGCAGGTGCTTCAGAAAAAGAATTACTTGAAATAGAGAAACAAGGAATTAAGGCAAAAGTTGAAGTTAGACAAAGAAATTATGAAGATTTATTAAAGACAGATAAGATAGCAGCTTCAGACCTTGCACAACAAAATGCAGATGCACAGGATGAAATAATATTAGCAGATTTAGCCTTTCAACAAAAACAAAAAGAATTAAGAGAAGAAGCAAATAAAAAGAAAAAAGAAGAACAAGAAGCTGAAGATAAAAGAATTTTAGAAGGAAAAGAAAAAGCAAGAAAAGCTGGTTTTGATTTTGATATGCTTGTTCTTGATAAACAAGAAAAAGAAAAAGAAGAAAAAGAAAAAAAAGATAAAGAAGATGAAGAAGCAGGTAATGCTGAAGTTGAAAAATTATTTGAACAAGAAGAAAAAATACAAGGAGTAATTATTGAATCTAATAATAAAAAACTTTTAAAACAAAAAGAATACAATCAATTAGTATTACAAGCTGAACAAGAAGTACAAGATGCTAAATTTGGTGTTGCAAGTGCAGGATTAAATCTATTAGGTTCTTTAGTAGGACAAAATGAAAAGATAGGTAATGCAATATTTGTTGCAGATAAGGCTTTAGCAGTAGCAAAAATTATTACTAACACAATAGGAGAAATATCTGGATATGCCTTAGCAAATTCTCCTTTGGGTTTACCGGGTGCTGCATTAACAGCAAAAATGGCTTTAGGTGCAAAGTTGAGAGCAGCATCAGGAATAGCTACTATTGCAGCTACAACTATATCTAAGTTTAAGGGTGGTTCGACATCATCAAATTTTGGTAGTGGAGGTGCTATTTCTACAAGTGGTGTACCTATTATTCCACAGCAGAATCAAACGCAGACAACTAATATAAGCCAACAGAGTATTAATGACTTAGGAAACCAAGCTATTAAAGCATATGTAGTAGAAACAGATGTTACTTCTTCACAGCAGAGAATAGCAGCTATACAACAGAGAGCAAGGTTTAATTGATAATATAAACAAATTAAAACATTTATAAGGTATGGAACTTCCTATTTACGAATTAATGATTAGCGAAGATGTCAATGATGATGCAGAAGTTAGCTTCGTGGCAATGGTTGAAAGACCTGCCATACAGCGTAATTGGAATGCGTTTAAAGAAAAAGTTAAATTTGAAATCATCTCTGAAGAAAAGCGTATTATTTCTGGTCCTCTTATGTTGGCTAATACTCCAATTTTTAGGAGTGATGATGTCCTTGGCGATTATTACGTTACTTTTTCTAAAGATACTATTCTCAAAATTGCTCAGAAGTTTTTTAAGAAAGGTTACCAAGCGAATGTAAACGTAGAGCATAACCCAGATTATAAGGTAGAAGATATGGTTATGTTTGAATCTTTTATTTCAGATAGTTCAAGGGGCATAGCACCAATGAAAGGATTTGAAGATGCACCAGAGGGTTCGTGGTTTGGTAGCTTTAAAGTAGATTCTGACGATGCTTGGGAGAAGGTTAAAAGCGGAGAAGTAAAAGGATTTAGTGTTGAGGGTGTCTTTGAATATGCCAAGCAAAAGAATAAAGACCAACAACTTTTAGAGGAGATATATAATATCCTGTCATCTGTTAAGTGATAACTTTTATTTATAATAAACATTTAAATTTATGAATCCGAAAGAAGCAATTTTAAAGATTAAGGCATTGTTTGAAGAAGTGCCTATGGACAAGAAACCAGAAGAAGTTATTGAAGAAGGTAAAGTTGAAATGGCTGAATATTCTTTGATGGATGGAACTAAAGTTATGATTTCTGCCCTTGAAGTAGGTGGAGAAGTTGTACTTGAAGATGGTTCTGCTGCCCCAGATGCTGAACACGAATTAGCTGATGGAAGCAAAATAGTTACTGTTGGTGGTATCATCACAGAATTTAAACCTAAAGAAGATGCTATTGAAGTGGAAATTGAAGCAGGTAAAAAACCTGAAGATATGGAAGCTGAATTTAACGCTAAGTTTGAAGCATTGATGGCAGAGAAAGTTGCACTTGAAAATAGACTTGCAGCAATCGAAGCTAAAACTAAAGATGGTTTTTCACAAGTGGTTGAGTTGATTGAAGCTATGAGTAAAGTACCTTCATCTAACCCGATTGAAAAGCCACAGTCTTATAAGTTTGAAGATACAAAAGACATCAAACTTGATAGGATTAATAAATATCGTAACGCAATTTTAAACAATAAAAACTAAATAAAATGGCATTTAATGTATCTCTATTAGCTGACTACACAGAACAAAACGAAGCATTGCTCGTTACTTCTTCTGTACTTGGTGCTAAGACTGCTTCTCTTATTAAGAGTGCAGGTAACGTAATGGTAGGAGTTAAATCTTCTGAAACCATTAATATTATGGACACCGATGCTTTCTTCCAAGCAGGTGGTACTTGCGGATTTAACGCATCTGGTACAACTTCATTCACACAAAGGACTGTAACTGTAGGTAAAATTGCAGTTATGGAAGCTATCTGTCCTGCTGACCTTGAAGCTAAGTACTTGCAAAAAGCACTTCCTACCGGTTCTATGTATGACAGCATTCCTTTTGAGCAAGAATTTTCTGAAAAGAAAGCTAAGAGAATTGCATCTCAAATTGAAATTGCACTATGGAATGGTAACACAGGTTCTGCAAATGGTAACCTAAACAAGTTCAACGGATTGATTAAGTTGATTGCTGATGCATCTGCTTCTGTAGCTGCTAACGATGCTGCTTATATCTCTGGTGGACCTGTAGCTTCAATCACTGCTGCTAACGTAATCGCAGTATTTGATGCAGTTTACAAGGCTATCCCTTCAGCAGTTGTTGCTGAAGATGATATGACTATCTTCTGTGGTCAAGACCTTTTCAGAACTTACACTATTGCACTTAAAAATGCAAATCAGTTCCATTACTCTATTGATGTAAAGGCTGATTCTGAATTTGTACTTCCGGGTACACTTATTAAAGTAGTAGCTGTTCAAGGTCTTAACGGAACTAACAAAGTTTATGCTTTGAGATTGAGCAATATGTTCTTGGGAACTGACTTGCTAAAGAAGCAGACATCGTAAGGTTTGTAGCCAAATTTAAAATTGGTGTCAATATCGCCTTCCCGGATGAAATTGCTTTCTTCGCACTTTAATTAATAATGGGGGTGTAAAAAACCCCCTTTAAATATAAAACTATGCCCTGTGCCCTTTCACAAAATTACGTCTTAGACTGTAAAGATTCTTTAGGTGGTATCACCGAAGTCTACTTTATTGCATCAGCAGATGTAACTTCTTATACAGAAGCAAGTGGTGTTATTACTGCACTTGTTAAAGGTTCTGGAAAAAGATTTTACAAATATGAATTAGTTAAAGGTACTTCAAGTTTTGTAGAGAATATTAATGCTTCTGTTGAGAATGGAACTATCTTTTATCAACAAGAACTAACAATTATTTTAAACAAACTACAAGCTAATACAAGGAATGAAATCCTTTTGTTAGCGAAGAATCTTTTAGATGTTGTCGCTAAAGATAACAACGGCAAGTATTGGTTTCTTGGTCTTAAAAGAGGTCTTGACATTACAGCAGGTTCATCACAGAGTGGTGCTGCTGAAGGCGATAGAAGCGG